TGGATACACAAAAACAAATAGTAGAACTTAGTAAGACTATAGAAAGTTCATTTTCAGAATCATTTAAAGGAATAATTAAAGGAACAATGAGTGTTCAAGATGCGTTTAGAAATATGTTTATGAAAATAGCAGATCATTTCTTAGATATGGCTGCACAGATGGCTGCTGCACAAATATCAAGAGGATTTCTTGGATTGTTTGGAAATATGTTTGGTGGTGGAGGCACTGATCTGTTATCGAATGCTGGTTTGACCGCAGCAACACCAGGTGAAGTTACAATAGCTGATTTTGGTGGTCCATTAGCTAGTGGAGGTATGGCTAAAGGAGGTAGATCATATCTTGTTGGAGAACGTGGACCAGAAATGTTTACTCCTGGTGTTTCTGGTATGGTCACACCAAATCATGCTCTTGGCGGTTCAACTAATATTGTTGTAAACGTAGATGCTTCTGGTTCTTCTGTTGAAGGTGACGAAGAACAAGGTAGGGAACTTGGTCGTCTTATCTCAGTTGCTATACAATCAGAGTTAATACAACAGAAAAGACCTGGAGGTTTACTTGCTTAATGGCTACCTTCCCTTCAATCACTCCGAAATACGGGCAACAGAAAAGATCTGCACCATTAACCAGAACAGTACGTTTTGCTGATGGTTATGAGCATAGAATTTTATTTGGACTTGCAGAACATCAAAATCCTAAAATTTATAATTTTACTTTTGAAGTATCAGAAACAGATGCAGATACTATAGAAACATTTTTAGATGCAAGAGCAAATGATAGTGCCAGTTTTGACTTCACTCCACCAGGAGAATCAAGTTCATCTAAATTTGTATGTCAAGCATGGAATAAATCTATTCCATATTTAAACAGAGCAACAATACAGGCTACATTTAGAGAGGTGTTTGAACCATGAGTACTGATCCTGTTTTTAGTGAAGTTCAAAAAATAAACCCTTCTGCAATCATTGAACTTTTTACATTACAGTTAGATAACTCTTTACATGGTGCGACAACAATATATAGATTTCATTCTGGTAGTAATTTAAATGCTAATGGTGAAATAGTTTGGGCTGGTAATTCTTATCAAAGGTTTCCTATAGAGGCTACAGGTTTTGCATATCAACGTGGTCAGATTCCTAGACCAAAACTTGTTGTAAGTAATGCGTTGGGAACCATATCAGCTATCTTACTACTCGTTAATCAAACAACAACTGGTAATGATTTAACAGGTGCTACGTTTACCAGAATAAGAACAATGGCAAGATTTTTAGATGCTGCAAATTTTAGTGGTGGTAGTAATCCATTAGGAACACCAGATCCTACAGCCGAGTTTAAACGTCAAGTTTATACAGTGGATCGAAAAGCAACAGAAACTAGAGAAGTAGTAGAATTTGAATTAGCAGGAGCTATTGATATGGCTGGAGTTAGAGCACCCAAACGTCAATGTACCCGTGCACTATTTCCTAGTATTGGTACGTTTACACAATGACTTGGAAATATAAAGCATTACTTCATGCTAAACGTGAAGATCCTAGAGAATCTTGTGGACTTCTATTAAATGTTAAGGGTAAAGAAAAATATTATCCGTGTCATAATCTTTCAATTACAGATAATCAGTGTTTTATTATTGACCCAGAAGATTATGTAAAAGCAGATAATGTAGGTGAAATCGTTGCTGTTGTTCATAGTCATCCTATAACACCCCCAGAACCTAGTCAGGCAGATAAAATTAGTTGTGAGCAAAGTAAACTACCTTGGTATATTGTTAATCCTAAAACAGAACAATGGGGTGAATGTAGGCCAGAAGGTTACGTCCCAGACTTATTAGGTAGACCTTGGGTTTGGGGTGTTACTGATTGTTGGAGTCTAGTGGTTGATTGGTATAAAAAAGAAAAAGGAATCATTTTAAAAGATTATGCAAGAAATATGACACCACAGGAATTTTTAAAGAACCCTTTGTTTGAAGATTATGCTTGGCGAACAGGTTTTAGAGAACTTAGATCAGATGAAAAATTAGAGAAAGGAGATGTATTATTGATGTCAATAATGCACCCAACTTTAAATCATGTAGCTATTTTTCTTGGAGATATGGTTTTACATCATTTAGCAGATAGACTATCTTGTAGAGAGCCATATTCTGAGTGGTTGTTAAAATGTACTGGTAAGAGGTATCGCTATGCTCAGAAAAGTTAAACTTTATGGAGAATTAGCTGACTTTGTAGGTCATAAAGAATTAGATGCTGTAATAAATTCTACTGCTGATGCAATACGTTTTCTTGTTAGTAACTTTCCAAAGCTAGAAGCACACATGGCAGATAAATACTATAAAGTGCTTGTTGATGATTATGAAATAGGAGAAGAAGATATACATAATCCAATAGGACAATCAGATATAAGTATTGTTCCTGTTATTGCTGGTGCAGGTGGAGGTTTAGGTAGAACTTTATTAGGAGTAGCAATGGTTGGATTAGCATTTGCAATGCCTGGTGCCAATTTTAGTGGGTTGGGATTTTCAGCAGCAAAAGGATTTAGTGGATTTCAAGCAGCTATAGGTAATATCGGTATTGCATTGACTTTACAGGGTGTAAGTCAAATGTTATTCCCTTTACCTCAACCACAGGATTTTAGTAACGAAGAAGATCCAAGAATATCATTTAGTTTTTCTGGTGTTCAAAATACATCTAGGGCTGGTACTTCCCATCCAATAGCTTATGGTGAGATAGTAACAGGATCAGTTGTTATCTCTGCTGGTATTGACACTAATCAGGTACAAGCATGACAGATAAAATTATTAGAGGTTCTGGTGGCCCTCCTCCTACTCCACCATCTCCAACTAGAGCACCTGATACTTTAAATAGCAGACAGTTTGCTACGATTCAAGATTTATTATCTGAAGGAGAGATAGAAGGTTTTGCTACCGCATCAAAGGCAGGTCTAACAAAAGGAACTACAGCTTATAACAATGCAGCATTAAAAGATATATTTTTAAACAATACTCCTATTCTTAACTCAAGTGCTAGTAATACAAATCCACAGACAGCAGATTTTAATTTTCAGAATGTGGGATTTACGCCTCGTTTTGGAACGTCAAATCAAGAACATATCCCAGGTATTGAAAGTAGTCAGTCGCTAACAAGTGTTGGAGTTACGGTTACAAACTCCTCTCCCGTAACTCGTCAGATTACAAACACTAATGTAGATGCAGCAAAGGTTACAATTACTTTCCCACAATTACAAAGAGCAACAGATGAAGGAGATTTGCTTGGTTCAACTGTTGATTTAAAAATACAAGTTCAGTACAACAGTGGAGGATTTAATGATGTTTTATCAGACACTATTACTGGTAGAACTGCTGATGCCTACCAAAAAGAATATCGTGTAAATATTACAGGATCATTTCCTGTAGATATACGAGTTGTAAGAGTTACAGCAGACAGTACATCTTCAAACCTTGTTGATGCCTTTACTTGGACAAGTATTGGTGAGATTGTTGACGATAAACAGACTTATCTTAATAGTGCTTATACAAATTTAAGGATAGATTCTGAACAATTTAGTTCTATACCAAATAGAGCTTTTCGTATTCGTGGGGTAAAGGTAAGAATACCAGGAGCAGGAGCATCTAGTTCTGGTACTCCTACTGTTGATTTACAAACAGGAAGAATTGTTTATCCTACTGGCTATATATTCAATGGAACAATGGGTGCTGCTGTCTGGTGCTCATGTCCTGCAATGATATTGCTAGATTTACTAACTACTGAAAGATATGGATTTGGAACGCATATTACGGATAGCAACTTAGATTTATTTAGTTTCGTAGCAGCCAGTAGATACGCAAATGAACTGGTATCAGATGGATTTGGAGGCCAGGAAGCAAGATTTAGTTGCAATGTAAATTTACAGGGATCTATGGAGGCATACACTTTAATTAATGAGTTAGCTGGTGTTATGAGATGTTTTCCTATATGGTCTGAAGGCTCAGTGACTATTACTCAAGATAAACCAACAGATCCAAGCTATTTATTTAGTTTGGCAAATGTAGGTGAAGGTGGTTTTTCTTATTCTGGAAGCAGTTTAAAACAAAGACATACTGTTATAGCTGTTAGCTATTTCAATATGGATAGCAGAGAAATAGATTACGAAGTTGTAGAAGATAGTACAGCCCAAGCAAAACTTGGCATAATAAAAAAAGATGTAAAGGCATTTGCCTGTACTTCTCGTGGTCAAGCTCAGAGATTAGGGAAGGCAATATTATTCAGTGAGCAAAATGAATCTGAAGTTATTAGTTTTACAACATCAATAGATGCTGGAGCGATTGTAAGACCTGGATCTGTTATCTCTGTCAATGATCCTGTTCGTGGTGGAGAAAGAAGAGCAGGAAGAATTAAAACTGCATCAACAACACAAATAACTGTTGATAATGTAGAGGGATTAGATACGTTTACGGGTACTAATCAAAAATGTAGTGTTATATTACCTGATGGAACTGTAGAGACAAAAAATATTACAGGTATTATCTCAGGTGTTATTACTTTAGATTCTGCGTTAAGTGCTACTCCAAATGCTAATGCGATGTGGCTTATATCAAGTTCTGGTTTAGAAGCACAGACTTTCAGAGTAATAACAGTAGAAGAGCAAGATGGTATCAATTATGGGATTACAGCTTTAACTTATGTTGCTGGTAAGTATGCAAATATTGAATCTGGAATAAGTTTACCAGCAAGAAATATCTCCTTATTGAATGAACCGAAAGATCCTCCATCAAACTTACAAGCATCAGAAAGAGTTGTTGTTATAAATGCTCTTGCAGTATCTAAATTAATCTTATCTTGGGTATCAGTTACAGGAGTAAGTCAATATCTTGTTCAATATAGATTTAACAATACAAACTGGGTAAGTGAAATTGTATTCAGACCTGATTTTGAGTTATTAAACACTGCATCTGGTGCGTATGAATTTAAAGTATTTTCCTATAATGCTGGCTTAAAATTATCAGCTACATCTTCAGACCTGACATTTAATGCCGTAGGTAAGACGACACCACCTGGAAATGTTCAAGATTTATCTATGGAACCAATTACTAATAAATTAGTAAGACTTAGATGGACAAAAGCTGTAGATCCCGATGTTTTACATGGTGGAAGAGTATATGTAAGACACAGTAATTTAACCGATGGAAGTGCTACTTTTCAAAGTTCGGTTGATCTTGTAACTGCATTAGCTGGTAATACTACAGATGTCGTGGTCCCATCTTTAGAAGGAGAGTACATCCTAAAGTTTCAAGATGACCAAGGAAACTTTAGTACGGGAGAAACAAGTATAATTCAAGATCTACCTGATTTAATTGATACTCAGACAATACTTACACAACGAGAGGATCTATTAGGAACACCATTTAGCGGCACAAAAACTAATACAACATTTAGCAGTTCTGCAAGTGCTTTACAACTTACAAATCCAGCTAGTAATGCTACTGGTACTTATGAGTTTGCATCTATTGTGGATCTTGGCGGTGTATTTTCTCTTGATTTAAAAAGAACATTAAGATCAGTTGGTTTTAATACTGGATCAGATATAGAGGCATTAATTCCAAGTGGATCTTTATGGGATAACTATGCGGTGGATGGTAATTTTGATGGAGCAGCAGCCGATGAAGCTAATTGTCAGATACAGGTAGCAACTTCGCAAAGTGGTTCAGCAGCTTTTGGTTCGTTTAATAATTTTGCAAATGGTACATTTAAAGGTCAAAGATTTAAGTTTAAGTTAATTTTAGAAACTACTAATACTGTACAAAATATGAACGTGCAACAGGCAGGATTTGTTGCAGAGTTTCAATCAAGAACAGAACAGAGTTATCAGACAGGAGGCAGTACATCTATAGCACCACAATCATCTGGAACGTCAGCAAAAACTGTTACTTTCGGTACTCCATTTTTTGTTGGTACTTCATCATTAGGAGGAGCAAATGCGTTTTTACCTTCTATTGGAATTACTATTCAAGATGCACAGTCTGGAGATTTTTTTACAGTTACCAGTGTAACTAGCACAGGATTTGTTGTAAGTATTAAAAATGGTTCAAGTTTTGTTGATAGAACTTTCACTTTTTCTGCTGTAGGATATGGTAAAGGAGTGTAATATGGAGGAAAAGTTTTCCTAAATGAGCCAAGTTGCGGATTTTAATATTGCTAATGCTTCGGGAGCTTCTGTCCGTAGTGACATAAATGCAGTTCTTGATGCAATAAAAACTAACAATAGTGGTGGTTCTGATCCTTCAAATGCAGAAGCGTTTATGTTTTATGCTGATTCTGGAGATAATAATTTAAAAGTACGAAATTCAGCAAATAATGGATATACAACAATAGGAAGTGTAAATCAAACAAACTTAGGTTTATTACCTGTTGCTGGTGGCACAATGACGGGTGCTTTATTAGGAGATGATGGATCTGCTGCAAGTGCTCCAGCGTATGCGTTTGATGGGGATACTGATACAGGAATGTTTAGATCAGGTGCTAACACAATAGGATTTGCAACTGCTGGAACTGCAAGAGTATCAATTAGCGACTCTGGTTTAGATATGACCAATGGATTACCTGTTAGGTTTCAAGATTCTAGTGGTGCTCCTTTTGTTTCTCTTAAATCACCATCCTCACTTTCTGGAAATTTAGAATTAACTTTGCCATCTACCGTTACGAATGGTGCTTTTTTACAAACAGATGGATCGGGTAATTTATCGTTTGCGATTGTAGCTGGTGTTCCTACCAGTGCTGTATTTTGCGTAGCAGTAGCAACTGTACCTACAGGTTATTTAGAATGTAATGGTGCAGCAGTTAGCAGGACAACTTATTCAGCATTGTTTGCCATTATTGGAACGAACTATGGAACAGGTAATGGTTCAAGTACTTTTAACTTGCCAGATTTAAGAGGAGAATTTATTAGAGGCTTTGATAATGGTAAGGGAACAGACTCAGGAAGAGCAATAGCAAGTTCTCAAGGTAGTGCAAACTTAAGTCATGGTCACTCTGTCGGTGCATCGGTAACTGATCCTGGTCACAAACATACTACTACTGTAGACAATGCACCATTGTTTCCCGCTAACGGTGGAGTTTCAATTAACTATGGTGGTGCAGGTGGTTATCCAGCAACAAATTTCAGTATGAATACTAATACAACAGGAATTAGTGTAAGTATTTCTCAAAGCGATTCTGGAGGATCAGAAGCTAGACCACGCAACATTGCTATGATGTACATAATTAAAATTTAGCTATGGCTATCACCCCTGGAACGTATAATATGACTGTTCAGAGAAGGTCAGATCATAGTGTTCAACTTGTTTTTAAAGATAGTAATGATGCTGCAATAAATTTAACTGGTTATACTGTTGCTGCACAGGTGTGGGAAGAGACACGAACCACAAAATATGCTGATTTTACTGTGGCTTATACAAACAGAGCAACAGGAACAGTCGATATTTCTTTGACGGATGTTCAGACTGCCACATTTAGTCCAGAAATTTTAAAATATGATGTTGCTCTTACAAATGGAAGTGGTTTGAAAGAATATTACTTAGAAGGTACTATATTTGTATCAGAAGGTTATACAGCATGACTTCGGTTAACATTACAACCACCAAAAATACTGTTACAGTAAATGAAGGTGATACTACCGTTGTTACTGTTGCAACTCAAGGCCCACAAGGTCCTGCTGCTGCTGGTGTTACTTTTGATGTTACAGGTAAAGTAGATAATGCTATCTTCTATTACCATGCTGCATCTGATACATTTAAAGCAGACAACACCACTACCAAACTTACACTCGTTGACGGAGGAAACTTCTAAAAATGGCTAACACAGTACGCATTAAGAGATCTACAGGATCTTCAGCACCAACAAGCCTTGCAAATGCTGAGTTAGCTTTTGCAGAAGGTAACAAAAAATTATTTATTGGTATTGGAACGGGTGGAGCAGGTGGATCTGCTACAACTATTGAAGCTATCGGTGGATCTGGAAGTTTTGCTGATTTATTTACGAGTAGAACACAGAATACATTTTTAGCCGCACCAAATGGTAGTAATGGTGCTGCAACATTCAGAGCTATGGTGGCTGCTGATGTACCTTCGTTAACTCATGCAAAGATAAGTGATTTTGATACAGGAGTTCAGACAAATAGATTAGATCAAATGGCTGCACCAACAGGTAGTGTCAGTCTCAATTCTCAAACAATTACAAACCTTTCTGATCCCGTAAATGCTCAAGATGCGGCTACGAAATCTTTTGTCGAGGCTACTGCTCAGGGATTAGATGTTAAAGATTCTTGTGTGGCAGCTACTACAGCAAACATTACAATATCTACTGCTCTTAATAATGGAGACACATTAGACGGTGTAAGTCTCTCAACTAATGATCGTGTTCTTGTTAAGGATCAGTCAACCGCTTCAGAAAATGGTATTTATGTTGTAGGGTCAAGCCCAGCGAGAGCAACCGATTTAGCTGCTGGAGATGACGCTGCTGGATTCTTTACCTTTGTTGAACAGGGAACTGTTAATGCTGACAACGGCTTTGTTTGTACATCTAACAAAGGATCTGCTGTTGTTGGTACTAATAACCTTACGATTGCTCAATTCTCTGGTGCTGGTCAGATTACAGCAGGAGATGGTCTAGATAAATCTGGCAATACACTTTCTGTTGATTTAAAAGCTAATGGTGGACTTGTTATTGAATCTACTGAAATTGCTGTTGATCTTGCTGCTAGTTCTATAACAGGAACACTTGCGATTGGTGATGGTGGAACGGGTGCTACAAGTGCAAGTGCAGCTAGAACAGCTTTAGGATTAGCGATTGGAACAAATGTTCAAGCTTATGATGCAGATTTAGATGCGTTATCTGGTTGTCAATCTGGTGCAGCTTCAGCTTTAGCAGCTTTAACTTCAACTGAGGTAGGAATTTTAGATGGTGCGACTGTAACGACTGCTGAGTTAAACATCATGGATGGTGATACATCTGCGACTTCTACAACTTTGGCAACAGCAGATCGTATGGTTATGAATGATGCTGGAACGATGGTACAAGTTGCGTTATCTGATTTAGTTACATTTCTAGAGAACGGAAGTGTATCAGGCTTCAATATTGATGGAGGATCTTACTAAAAACTAATCATTAGGAGAGTAAACCAATGGCTAACGAAATTAGACTTAAGCGTGGTTCTGGCAGTGATCCTAGTGCTAGTGATTTAGTAACTGGAGAAGTAGCGGTAAGAACGGATACTGGTAAGTTATTTACTAAGAAAGATGATGGATCGGTAGCTGAAATATCAGGGGGTGGAATAGATGATGGAGATAAGGGAGATATTACTGTTAGTTCTTCTGGTGCGACTTGGACTATTGATAGTGGAGTTGTAACTTCAGCCAAGATTGCAGATGGAACTATTGTTAATGCCGATATAAACGCAAGTGCAGCGATAGATGGGTCAAAAATATCTCCAGCTTTTACATCAGATATTACTGGAACAGGTGGATTAACACTTACATCAACTGATACTGGTAGTTCTGCCGCACCAGAATTAGAGCTTTACAGAAACAGTGCTTCCCCAGCAGATGCGGATTACTTAGGTCAGCTTAAATTCACAGGTGAAAGTGATGACGGTAGTAAAGAAGTTTATGCAAAGATTACAGGAAAAATAAGTGATGCCAGTTCTGGAACGGAAGATGGAATTATTGAGATTGCACATAGAAAGGCTGGTTCTAATGTAATCACAGCAAGATTTACAAGCACAGCATTTAAATTAATAAATGGAACAGAACTTGAAGCAGAGGGTGGAGCTACAATTACAGGAACTTGCACAGCTACAACCTTTAGCGGATCAGGTGCGTCTTTAACTAGCTTACCTTCGGGTCAATTAACTGGAGCGTTACCAGCTATTGATGGTTCAAATTTAACAGGAATATCTGGTGGATTAAGCTCTGACTCTGACGGAAATACTGTTGGCGGAACAGGAGCTGGTAGTAATCTAACTTCTGGTGCAATAAGAAATACTCTTATTGGATATAATGCTGGTGATAGTATTACTAATCAAGATAAAAACGTCTATGTAGGTTGGGAATCTGGTGGTCAAGGTACTCAAAACGTTGCTGTAGGTCATTATGCTGCTAACGGTATGACTGGAAACTATAACGTAGCAGTTGGCGATGCTTCTATGGGTCTGAGCACAGTAACAGGTGAAGCAAATACAGCAGTTGGTGGTTATTCACTTGCAAGTCACACCTCTGGTTCAAGAAATACCTCTATTGGATATTACGCTGGTTATGATTCGACTACATCAGCAGATAATGTTTTTGTAGGGAATGAGTGTGGAACTAATGTCACTACAGGTAGTTACAATGTCTTATTAGGATCTGAAGCAGGGAAAGCTACTACAACAGGATCTAATGTTGTAGCAATTGGCTATAAAGCTGCTGACTCTCTAACAACAGGTGTTAATAGTGTTGTTATAGGTTTTAATGCAGCTGGTGCAGCAAGTACTATTTCAAGAGGAGTTCATATAGGACATGAAAGTGCAGAATCACTTACGACAGGTAATAATAATATTACTATTGGTTCTAGTAGTGGAACTAAATTAACAACAGGTGCTAATAATACAATTATTGGTCAAAGTGCTGCTGATGCTGGTTTATATGGTGTAACAACAGGAGGTAATAATCTTATATTGGGTGCTGGTGCAAACAGTAGTTCTAAAACAATAAGTAATGAAATCACTTTAGGTAACACAAGTATTACCAAGTTTAGGATTCCGGGAATTAGTTTTTCAATATCTGCCCATGCCGTTAGTAATGGCGGTGTATTTTATGAAAATGCTCAAACGGTCAGCAGCGATTATACTATTACTAGCGGTAACAACGCTATGAGTGCTGGACCGATAACTATTGACAACGGAGTTACTGTTGCAGTATCTTCTAATTCCACCCTTACTATTGTCTGATTATGGCTGAACGTACCACAGAAGAAGTTGCAACTATTTTTAAAAACGCTGGAGATAGCGTTACTGTAATAAATACACTTGCAGCATTGTCATCTTTAACAGATGAGCAAAAGGCAGAGATGAAAAGAAATGTGGATCATCTTGAGATTATTAAGGCTTATAAAAAAGAAGATGAAACTACATCAATCTGGACAAGCGAAGATTTTACTGAACAGGATGCTGCTGTTACACTAGGAAAAAGTAAGTACTAATCATGGCTATAAGTATCAATGGATCGGGTACAGTTACGGGAGTTTCAGTAGGAGGCTTGCCTGATGGGATCGTTGATACTGATATGCTTGCTGCTAATGCTGTAACTGCTGCTAAATCATCAGGA